GTTCCACATGAAGACTGTTAATCTGGTCATATGTGCTCACTTCACGTCGACTTCGTAGACTCATTTGTGGTAAAGGTACAGCAACCATACGTTTTTGAATCGGAAAGACTTCCATCTTAAACGAGTTCCTTCTATGCTATCTAGATGTTTGTTGTACCCTTTTATACGAAACCTATTTTACCAAGTCTCATAAACTGGTCGCTTCAACCGATCGCGCTTTTTCTTGAAAATAGGGGAAAACAGATTTGCGAAACGGATGATCCAGTTGCGTGGTTATCTGAAAATGGATTTTTTCTAAAACGGTCATGGAAAGAATCGGGTTATTTCTTTGCAGAGATTGATTCTGAGAAAACAAGGCTACGGGATTTCTACAGTTTCGAACAAGTTACACGAGAACAGCAAAAAGGCACGGAAGAATGCTGGCGCACCTTTTTTCTCCTTCTTCCTGGTCTGAATGAAACGGAAACGAGCATTCACCAATGGAATGATTGTATTGACGATCTTTTTCTAGAACCGCTTAAACTAATTCAAACTAGGTCTAAGGCCTAGATACAGTATATATATAGATGAATTCAAATCGTTCCAAAACTCAGAAGCGCAGTGGCGCAACTGATCTAAGTGGATCAAACTTTGCCGCAAATCTTAATGCGAGTACAAATGTGTTTGTAAATTTTTTAAATCAGGAAGCGGGTGATGCCTATAAGCGCCCGTGGCATCGTTTGGAGCGAGGACTTCGTCTAAATCGCCTTCGTCGCTTTATTGATGAAGAGGCACTTCGGTTAACTCTTACACCACCCGAGAAGGCATCTCTTGAATCACAGATTATGAAAGCAAATGAAAAGAAGTTACTGAACAGTAAAAATGCGGTGATTTATGATCAAGAGGAACAGAAAATCAAGGAGATTAAGGGACTTGTTATGCATCGCGGTGCCGATGGAAAGGTGCTATTTCAAGTTCTTGAAAAGCGAAATGCGGTGACATTTCGTAAGAAGGCAGCTACACCAACTCCAGAAACTGTACCTGCGGTGGCTGACCAGGGCGCAGCGGTTTAAGCGTGATCCACCTATAAATTGTAAGCGCCTAGTCTTCCAAGCAATGGAACAATATACATCAATGTTTGGATCTACCGGAACATTTCTGAATGCAATCGAAGAGGTTCAACCTCCTCCATTACATCCACAGTTGAGCGAGACGTGGTGGACAACCGTTGAAAGTGAACTCTTTTCGATTTTGAAAGAAAATGAATCCTCGGATGATGAGTTGAAAAAGCTTCATGAAGTCATGGACTGTTTTCAGATTGGATATTCGTGTCTTTCAAATGCACTTGTTAAGGTCGCGACTACAAATATATTCAAACAGATTGAGGTTCTTATTAATAGACCACAGTCTGCCCAGCGAACGGATGAATGGTATAAGGAAATGATGAGTATTCTAAGTGCGAGTGAGTTGTATCAGCTCTTTGCGTCTCCTCGTGCCCGTGGATCACTTGTACTCTCAAAAGTCGCGCTAAAAGATGGAACTGGTCCCTCGCCAAGGAAGTCATGTATGACAATGGAGATGAATCCACTTGACTGGGGAATCCGATTTGAGCCGGTCGCAAAACAGTTTCTTGAACATCTGTGGGATGTGGAGATTCGTGAAATGGGACGCCTGCGTCATCCAACGATTGAGTCATTGGCCGCATCACCCGATGGCCTGATTACAAAGGTGCGTCGTCGTCGAAATAATCATCTACTGGGGCACCTAGTAGAGATTAAGTGTCCATCCTCTCGTGAAGTTGGCGTAGCACTTCCACCAAACTATTGGTATCAGATGCAACTTCAGCTTGAAGTTACTGAACTACCAGTGTGTGAATATGCGGAGTTTCTCTTTCGATCAAGTACAGCTGCGAGAACACTTACGCATATTCCTACAGACTGTAGGGCAAGTGGAAATATCTTTCTTCTACAATGTAAAGAGACTCATGCGATGAAATATGAATACAGTCCATTGAATGATGTTAACTGGCAACCGTCACTTACAGAAGGATGGGAAATCCTTGAGACGATTCCTTGGTATTTAGAGACATATTGGATTCAAACGGTTCATCGTGATCACGCATGGTTCCAATCTATTATTCCTCTACTTGATGAGTTTTGGCGAGATGTAGAAAAGGCACGGCGAGGTGAGTTTATTTATCCTGAATCCTCTGTAAAAAAGAAGCCGATTCTCTGTGCAATAACAGATTAATCTAGAAATAGTTTTTACTTCATTGTCTCAACCTTATAGAAGTTATTAACAAGTTCATGATATGGCGCCGTACATGAATCTGGATTTTTACGTTTATAGTTATTTGTCATCTGAATATAGTTTCCAGTAAGTTGAATACGATTCGCAAAATCCGCGCCGTAGCATGAGCAAGAGTTCATTTTACTATTGATCTGATCATCAACAGGAGCATTGGGAATCACTCCATTCAGTAAATGATACGGGATGCGAGGCGATAAATAGGCCTTATCGGGCCCAGATACAGATTCAAGAGGTGCTCCAGGAGATAGATCTGCTGCGACTGAAGCCGGTTGTAAAATAGGACCTGATGTGAATCCACTGATTGTATCAACGGGAAGTGCTCTACCTACAAATCCAAAAAGGACCATGATGACCGCGAATAAAAAAAGTACTTTGAGTGATTTCATTTGAAGGCCTTCTCTCTACAAGATTCGTGGAAGTTCTACTGCATTGCGTACTTCAAAGTATACGCGCGAGCGCGAGCGTCAAACTCCGCACGGTCTGTCTTGTAGATATGAGCAATCTCCGGAACAAGAGGATCCGCTGGATTTGCATCTGTCAGTAGACTTGTAATACTTAGAAGAACCTTGCTGATTGTAAGAGCAGGAGACCATTGATTTTTTAGAATATCAAGGCAAATACCACCTGCGGAGTTGATATTAGGATGGTAAATCTTTGTAGTGAAGGTTACAACCGGGGGCTTGAAGGGATAATCAACAGGGAACTGAATGAAAAGCTTAAAATAACCTCCGGTATATGGACTATCTGCTGGGCCAAAGATGGCACCTTCCCACTTGAACATATCGTCTCCAATCGGACCAGCACTACAGTTGCTGGGTGGATCCTTCTTCAAATCGAGTAGTTCCTTCTGAATACGCTTGGCGGACATTCTGTATTTTATAGGGAGTGTAGTATTTGAATACAAGTTCCGGTTGTCAATTTTTTGGCGCGCTTCAAAGTAGAATCAAATGAACTACCTGTCTCTTCTCGCTGAGTTTCTTGGAACGTTTCTTCTGCTGATCAGCATCCTTGCTACCGGAAATGCGCTGGTGATTGGTCTGACGCTGGCGCTGGTTATCTTCTGTATCGGCGGCCTCAGTGGTGGCCATGTGAACCCGGCGGTTTCTTTAGCGATGTTACTCAATGGTGGGCTCTCCACGACGGAGTTTGCGATGTATGCGGTCTCACAACTTGCGGGTGGCGCGGCGGCTGTGTATGTCTTCAAGGCACTTGCGTAAGTATCTTGACTTACAAAAAAACGATTTGTTTATCTTATATTGTTACTTAGTCTGAGTAAAAAGATAAGATTCATGTATTTTTAGCGCCATAAAACACAACGTCCAACCGACATAATCGCTGCCGTGGATAAAAGAAAGGCTAGAAGCCAGGCCTCAGGATCTGATCGATAGTTTACAAATCCTTCATTTTTTAGTGGCAATGAACAGTTTCCATTATGCTCTGATACAAGAGTTCCATCAGGGCAATAATCCTTTGGTTCTTTATCATAGTCTTCTTTAGTAATTGAGATAGGATTTCCCTTTCGATCCACGTCCTGAACCCATTTTGTCTGCGCAGGTATTCCATTCAGAGTTTCAATCTTTCCAGGAATCCATACCTCTCCATCATTACTTACAACCTTTCCAGTAGGATCTCCAACAGGAAGAGTTACTTTACGACACTGAGGAAATCCAGACCCAAGAAGAGCATTCATAACCGGCAATGGATTCAGCGCATCTTCTGTATCTTCTAACATTCCTGGCGCAAGACCTTTCAGCGGTGGCATACCTGAACTTTCGAGTGCCTTTTTTACATTTTTACCAAGACCTTCTCCTGTAGGGATTCCATTCACATAATACCACATGTTCGCACCATTACTACATTTGAGTCCAGTCTTTATGAAATAGTTAATGCCGAGGGGGCGAGGCTTGTTACCCATATTTTGTGTGAAACTCGAGCTTGGTGCTCCAAATCCAATCATATCTCCATAATACGCGACGCCTTTGATCGCATTGATAACATCATCGAGTTCCCCTCCACGATGTACACCCACTTGTCCTGGTAATGGGAGATTATCAGCAAAATCATAGTTTGGTCCCATATAACCGGGTTCATCTTTCACTTGTCCCTTGGGCAAGATGGACATCCCTCCTGTTTATTCAGCGATTAAAATCAATCCGATTCCAAAAAGAGCAACAAGAATACCAATCAGTTTTAACTTTGTAAGCTTCTCGGAAAAGAAGAAGATTCCTACGGAAAATAAAGTAATTGTACTTAAAACATTCCATAGAAAGTTGGCCATTCCGATTCCGGTAAACTCGAGTGCTTTACTTAAAAGAGGAACTACACCAACCGCAAAAATCACACCCGCAATCACGCAGTTCCAGAAACCACCTACACGTAAAAAGGTGAGTGCGATTGTTTCGACCGCACCGGCCAATCCAATCCAAGGGATCGCATCAGGGATCGATTCCATTTCTTTCTAAAGAATATAAAAATTTGACTGCGTTTTATTTTTACATAGAAAATCTAAAGATCACTCAATGGATATTCTCTTTCCAGGACGTACGAGCTTTACAAAAAAGGAGGAATGGACATGGACATGGGATGATTCAACTCCGAGTGTGTCCTCGGGCACATGTCCATGCTATACCTCTGATGAATCAATCATTCATGAAGACTTAAATGTATGTACCCTTTGCGGTGATGTAAAAAACAGAAGTATTGAATCAGGCGCTGAATATCGCTTCTTCGGGCACGATGACCGAAGCAGCAACGACCCGTGTCGTGTAGGAGCACCCACAGATTCTCGTTTTCCATCATCCTCTCTGGGCACAATCATTTTAACAAAAAGTAGCGGCGGTCCAGCCACAGCGCGCGCAGCTATGGCTCGTATTCGCAGATATCATACATGGAATATGCTACCCTACCGTGAGCGTGCGCTTCTTCAAGTCTATGAGATGCTTTCTCTCGCGGCGACGAATCATGGTCTAGATCAAAATGTTACTGATCATGCAAAGGATCTATATATTCAACTTGTTGAACATTGCGATAAGCGAGGACTCTCGCGTACAAGTGTAATCGCCAGCTGTATGTATGCCTCTCTAAAGAAAGTTGGCCAGCCTCGGAAACCAAAGGAGGTTGCCGATATGTTTCATCTAACCACAGGACAGTTCACCAAATCATTTAAATATTTCCAGGAAGTACTCGCAATTGCGCAACAACGGGGTCTTCTAAAAGAGGAACTTACACCATCTAACCTAGAAAGCACCCGGGCCAGAGACTATATTCAATATCCACTCAGCCAGCTTGCGATTCCCCGTGCGAAGTTCGATGAAATCGTTCATCTTGCGGGTGTTCTCTGTGACTATGTGGAGGATAATGAACTGAGTCCCGAAAATATGCCGCCGTCACTTGGTGCTGGTATTATCACATTTCTTCTCCAACGAAAGGGATTCACCGATGTGAATCATGAACGAATCGCCGCAGTGTGTGGAGTCAGTGAAGGTACTCTACAAAAGTGTCTTCGCCGCCTGGAGACAAATAAGAAGCGACTTGATCCTTTAATTCCGAAGAGTGTATAGAATGGGATCGGGTCAGTCGATACCAACTGGAATGCCTTCGCGAAGGGGGTATGCCGCTCAAAGTTTGAATACACAAACAGTTGTCAACTCGATTTTTGTTTGGATGTTAAATCAAGCCGATGTCCAAGATATCTTAAAGTTGGCCGATCAAAAACATTGTAAAGACTACGTTTTTATAACACAAAATGCTCTCAAACAGTTTTTTCATGAACTGAAACTTGATCCACGTCTTGGAGCAGGAGATACACTTTTATTCGATTCTGTTAAAAGTCTAACCTTTGCTTCCCAGGAAGATGAAAAGGCTCGTCCCGAGTTAAAAGCCTATCGCGACAATCTCTGTCTACAACTTGCTTTTTTCTATGTTCGTATCTTCCAGATTTTTGGAGCTCTGGCGCTGACTGTCATTGACGCGCTTCCTGAGGCCGAGGCACAAACAGTCAATATTCGTGGTGCGGTCCAAGTTCTTGGCCGTGGTCCGCAGCGTGCTCTACCTGGAGCAAGACCTCAGGCTGGCGGTAAGGTAACGGAAGCCGATCGTGATTATATTGGCGATTTTGTAACGATTGCGCCAAGTTATTTTACACCGGTGAAGAATACGGATGCCTATGTGATTGCCTCGAATGTGAGTGGAAAGAAAACATATAATCCTACGGCGGATGTTCGTGTACTCTTCTATTTTCCAAATGAATCGCAAAATCTTATCTTCCGTTCAACCTCAGATATAGAGGTTGCTGCTCATATTGAGCCCGAAAGTATAACACAAGGTAAATCCTATACTCTGTCAGTTAGTGATATTTCAGTAAACAGTGAACGGGTTTCAAGTTCATACCGTATTCCCTTTACATATGGTCATTCAGATTATACCTATAACAGCACAAGCATAGCGAGTGCTCTTACAACGATTATGTCGAGTGTTGCCCGTTCAAAGGGTGCTGCGGGGCGCCTTGATGATATTCTTGGAAAACGTGATCAGAAAGCAGGCCCCGTGAGTGATGCTGGAACTGTACAAGGACTTTCATATGCGGGTATTCTTAAATATATGAAAGATAAACCAAAGGCGCACTGTGTTGCGAGAGCAATGACACTACTGAGTCCAACACTTCTTGAAGGTATTCGTCAGGGAACACCCAATGTAAGTAATATCTGTTATTACACTGCGACAGCCGATATGCCCGATTCAGTGCCGAACTATGGTCAGGCAATCACTACACATTCTCCTGGCATCCGCGCATTTCATCAACTCTTCTTTGATATGATTGATGGAACAACACCTAAAATCAGTCAAGAAGTGAAGCCGAAATATAAGGAGTTTGTATCATTGATGCAGACTATTTTTGCACCACCACCGCCCGCAGGAACAGCAGATACACTTGATCGTGTGATCAGTAAACCATTCCCAAAATGTGAGGAACCTGCGTATAAAGATCAACAGATTATTGTGCGGAATCGCGAAGCAGTTCGTATTGCCCGTGAAAAGATTTCAAAACTCTTAACCTTTCAACTTCAACATGCCGCAAACGTAATGGCATTTATGAAAAAATATATGTTTGTTTTTGATAAAGAAAATCGGATCAAAGGATTTAACCCGAGTCTTCTAAAAAATGGAGGCATTCCTCAAGTCAATATTATTGCGGATAAAGCGCGCAGTATGTTAGCTAACTATTACAAGACATGTGAAGGAGAGTATCGTCTTGGTGCGATTGCACTGCTTGCGGCGCCTGATAATCAAACCGTACCTCGGCCGAAGTAAACCTTAGAACCAAAACCACGGCTTGACTGAAAAAAATCTACGAGGATTCATATTGTATGTATATAGATAATAAGGAGAATCTGCTTTCCAACCCCATTTAGGTATATGCGGTACTCGTGAATCCATTAGAACAATCTCATACCCTGCTGAATCAATCATTACTTCAATCGCATTGGCGATGATTGACTCAGGGGTTTCTGCGATATCTGCCCAGTAGAAAAGGACCTCGCCCATTCGTTCGCCTGTTCGGCTG